AATCTCTAAGAATATCTTATCAGCTTCTTCTCTTGTAACATCAATTTTACATTGACTTGAATATAACCAATCATGAACAACTGCTGCTCTTCCATGTTTACCATATGAATTTATAATGTTTCTAAATATTCTAGGAACAGAAGCATAATCTGTTCTAAAACCTTTTGGAACAACTACAAGTCCTTTTGATGTTTGATAACAATATTCCTCATTAACTAACCAATATTTATCATCTATTGGAGTTGTCTTTAATTCAGTTATTTCCATACTTTTACCCCCTTATCTTCTAAATTGAACATTATCAGCTGTTCCTAATTGAAAGTGTACAGAGTCTTTTTGCTTCCAATTTCCACCCCAAACTATCCCATACTTGTCAATCAGTCCTTTACTTTTTGCAATATCATAAATAGCTTTATAATATTTATAATCCCATCTAGCAACTGTCTTTTCTTTTTCCTCGCCAGTTTTTTTATCAGTGTATTTTTCTTTTTCCAAGACAGCTATATCAACAGCATATCCATATCCATCAGTTTTTACCTGATGCTTTGATTTTAATTTATATCCATCACACCAACTAACTTTTGGTTGTTTATTACCATTGCTATCAAATAAAACAGTTCTTCCTTTTTGATATTCACGATTTTGTTCTTCAGCAGTTCTAACTCCACAAGTTATTTTAAAATCGTATGGAGATTCTTTTATTAATTCTTCCATAAAAACTACTAATTTTGGATGAACTCCATTTAATTTTTCTAAACTATTTTCAGATAAAACAAACATATATACCTCCTTAAAAAAACGACCTCATGAGAGGCTGTATAACGCATTTTAAAAGAGGTAGCTATACTAAACTACCTCTACTTTTTTAATTCCATTCTATTTTTTCTAAATCTTCAACTGTCTTAGCTTTTTCTTCTCCAGTTTTCTTGTCTATGTATTTTTTTCCAAAAATTGCTATATCAAGAGCATATCCATAACCATCAACTTTTACTTTATTTTCCTATTGCTATCCAAAAATACCCATCAACTTGTCCAAAATTGTATGTATATCCAGATGTTAAGACTTTTATTTTATTATCAGTAAAAGGAATACAGCTCCATTTACCATCATTGATGTTGTGATAATTGTAATTTCTTGTAATAGATGCGCAATAAGAATTATTGGTAAAAGATATTGGTAAGTCTATAATATGTTCTTCGTAATCATTTTTTGTTACAGTAACATTTCTAAACCCCCATTGTATTATTAACCCAGTTCTTCTATCTTTGAACCAAGTACCATTAACATTAGAGCCTGTTTCTGTTAAACTTTCAAGATTTTTTATAATTGCTTCTAACGAATAATCTTTGAAATTTTCAACAGAATTAACAGTACTAGATGTTCTTTTTATACATCTGTGTAATTTTCCTGAAGTTTTATCTAAGTAATATTCTCCTTCTATTTTTTCTCCAACATCTTGAATAAAAGTAAGATTTACTTTACCTCCAGCAACACCTTTAAATTTGTTATCTATTTCATCTAACTTATTCCCTTCCAAAACTGTATCTACTGTTGTTCCAAAGTTTTTATTGAATGCTGTATTCTTATTAAAAGAATTTTCCTTTTCATTTACTGCATTTGTTAATTTTAAGATTTCAGCATTAAATTTATCAGTATTTTCTTTCAAATATTTTGTTACAACTTTTTTAACATCTCCATCCAATTTTTTAATTTCATTGTTATATGCTTCCTTTAATGCTTCAATATTACTATTTTTTTCAGTTTCTAGATTTTGAGATAAATTAGATTTTAGAGTATTTAATTCAGTTTTTGTTTCTTCTTCAAATTCTTTTATTTTTTTAGATATTTTAGTTATTTCAGTTTGAACAATAGCTTTAACATCTTTATGTTGGAACTCTTGCTTGGCTTCTAGTTTTTTAGTCTTTATAATTATGTCATCTAAAGTTATTCTATTTGCACCTTCCACAATAGTTATTTTTAGAGTAGTCCAACCACCATTAACAAAAACACTATAATGAATAGGAAATAGAACTTCATCTTTCTCAGTTACATTTATATTCTCAACCTGATAACTTTTATCAGGAAGCATATATTTGAGTTCTAATTGTTTTCCTTGCAGAGTCTCAGCCCCAAACATATAAATAAACTTTAGCCTTATATGTGGAAAACCTTTATCTCCAATTGTAAACACATGACTATCTAAGACTTCACACCGATTTGAATAAACCAAAACATTAGTTATATGCTCCATTAGTTACCACCTTCCATAAAATCTTTAATTTTTGCTAAATAGTCATTTTTACTTATTAATTTAGGTTCTTCTAATAGTTTAAAAAAGTTCTCTGTATCATATACAGATTGAACAAAGTTACTTCCATAAAACATTAATTGAACCAACTTTACCATATCCATTTCATATCCAAAATCATCCTCAAAATACCATGTTCTTGTTATATCTTTATGTAAGAACGTTTTTACAAGAAACATAACAAGAGCTGTAATTGCCATAAAAGTTATATCTTTAACTCTGCATTTCTGCCTATGTTTTACTTTATTTATTTCATAGTCAAATCCATAATCAAGTATTTCATTTTTAATTGTGTTAATTTTTGTATTGCAATATTCCTTGAAGCCCTCTTTATCTTCAACTACCCATTTTTTATTTTTTAAAATATGATAAGGACTAGGCTTATCATTTATGTCATATAATACATCTTCAGTTTTAGAATACTCCCAATTTGCTGGAATACTTTCTCCTTTAAATTCTGTTAGTTCTCCAAAATTTGTTATTTCTTTATAGTTTGGTATTTGATTTTCTGTTTTAAATATAATTACTATTTCTCCATTCAATAAACTATTTTTACTTAGATAAAAATACATATTAATCCACCTCCATTGCTATATATTGCACTTCTCCACTTCCAGTTGAGTTAGATAGAGTAGAAGTTTCAGCACTTGCTGTTATTGATAACCCCTTAAAATGCCCTAATGTTAAATTAAAGATCACACCACTAAAGGCAAAATGTTCATCCTTTATATCTCCATTTTTACTATTACCAGCCCATCTTGAATAATATGTTTCTCCATGAATTTCTAATTTACTTTCTAAAATATTAATTTCCAATGAATATTCAACATTTGTTCTATTGTAAAAGTTCTTTAAAATATTGAATTGTGAAGTTATATCTATGCTACTAATAGTATATTCAATATATTTTGGATCATAAAAATTATAATTAAAACTAATACCAAAATTTTTATCAAATATAACTTCCCCATTTCTTCTAAGTTTTACATTTATTAATGGACTTCTTATAATATTTATATATTTCCTTTTATATTTAACTTTTTCAGTTTCACTATAATCACTAAAATTAGTTGTTCTTACACTTAATCCTGCAATATTATTAACAAAAGCCTTATTATAAATACTATCAGTAAAACCTCCTATCCCTAGTAATGTTGTAATAATAACATTATTCATGGACCAGTAAGTTCCCATAGCTTTTATAGGACTTGCTTCTCTATAATCTTCATTTGTACCACCTACAAAAAAACGATAAGAAACCCCACCTAAATGTTCTGCATAACAAAATATACTTGCCATATTCTTTCCAAAATTTGCAGATTTAACAGTTGTCAGGACTACCATTGGTTGTTTAAAACCCTCAAAATTAACTACACCACTTCCTTGGCTATTTGTAGCTATAACACCATATTTAAAATTTTTAATTCTTGATAATCTTTGACCATCTCTATAGAAGTCAATAGCTCCATTAGAAATACTTATAACCTCATTAGTTCCTCTACTTATAAATCTTGCTGTACCATCAAAATTTGTCCTACCAGTTATTTTAAAATCTCCATTTTCTAATGAATTATTAATATCAGTTATAGTTTTTCCATTCTCTACAACTCTTGCTTGTTTATTTTTGAATTGTATAAAATGCCCTGTTGCTTCATCTCCAACTTGAAATGCTATATCTTTGTATTTTTTATCTGTAATATCAGTAACTCCCAGTAAAATTTGAGATGTTACAATGTTAGGGTTAGCTGGGTCTTTAATGTTTAAAGCAACTCTATTATTTGGGTTTTCTGCTTCAAATTGTCCTAATTTATCAAAAGTTACATGTGCTAACTCTCCATTAAGACTTCCAAATTTTTCTCCATCATTTAGCAAATATGCCCCAACCTTATCAGCTGTGCCTTGTAACTTTATAATATTTCCATCAATAGAGTTATACATTTTCATAGCTGGTAAAATTTCATCTTCAGATATAGAATTCCATACTCCGTTATAAAATTTCTTCCATTCATTTGTATCTGGGTTTAACCAAATATCATTTTCTTTTACATCTGATGCATTAGGCTCTGTTTTCTGTTTAAAAAGCTTACTTCTAACATCTCTATCTAAAACTTTTAGATTTTTACTATTTTCATCTATCTTTTCTTCAAGATTCTTCAACTCTATAAAGTTATTATTACCTTTTCCAGATAAGATACTAGAATAATTAAAGTCCCCGTCATTTTCAACACATTCAGTTTCTATCCTCATTTCAAATTCTGCAGGTTTTAAAGATATTTGAATATTTGTTACTCTTACAATAGTATTAATATCTTCAAGTTCTAAACTGTAAACTTCTCCCAATTCAATATCTTTTAAGAAATAAGTATTAAAATTAAAGTTTCTATTATTTAATATTTGTGCTTTATATTCAGATAAAGCAATATGTTTAGCAAGTTTTTCTGTTTGAACTTCCCTATTTTTTTGTATAGATATAAAATTCTCCTGGTGTTTTTCAATTACATTAAGATTTTTGATAATTGATTCATTATCTTGATATTTCACAAGTGGAAGCCCTTTTATTTCAAAGTTTTCTATATAGAGTTTATAAGGATATGGATTAAAAAACTTAACTATTGCCTGTGTTTCTTTCCACTCCTCAACTATGTAATGTGTATCTTTCACAAGTGAAATATCTACTTTACTACTTACATCATCTTCTCTTGTAAAATAATATGCTGTGCATTTTGTCAAAGTTGGATTAGATACACTTGAAGTTGTATAAGTTATTCTCATACTTTGTATATCCTTAGTTCCAATGGGTTTATTCTTATCAACTATTACTTTTTGAGCTAAATTAAATACTACTTGATTTTCCAATTTAATAAATCTATCATAGTTTACTCTTATTCCGTTGTATAAAGTACTTTTAAAGGTTTCTTCAATGTCAGTGATAATATTAGTCCTATCAAACTTTAAAACTTCATTTAACATAAAATTACGAGGTCTTGAAAATAATTTTTTATTCTTAATATATAAAATACTGTCAGTAGCTTTAATAAATCTTTGTAAAATATCAACCCATCTTTCATCTTGTTCAAATAAAACAAAAGGTACTCTCATTAAACTTCCATCATTAAAAGCTATATCTTTAAAATCTACCTGGTCTTCTCTAAAACCTAATTTATTTGCAACAATATGAAGTAAAGAATTATGTTTATCATTTGTATTACAAAAAAACAAATCAAAGAATACCATTGTTTCTGGAACTACCTTATCAAATAGCTTGTCATAGCTATCTTTAATAGAATATGTAAAAGTTTCTTTTCTTGTGGAACTTTTATTTCTTCTTTCAAGAGTTGCCATTCCTTGTAATTCATAAAGTAGATTTCCAACTTCATCAATAATTCCTATTTTTACTTCATTTCCTGTATCTACTAACTTTTCATCAAGAATAAAATTAGCTTCCATAGAAGAAATTTCATTTGCCTTAGGTAAAGTAATATTACAACTATCTATATACTCTGTAATATCTTTATTTTTAGATATATTAGTTATCTTAGCCACATATAGATGGCTATCTATTTCCATACTTAACTTTTGCATTGTTCCTCCTATGGTGTTACTTTTGGTTTTTTAGTCCAAAGTTCTATACCTTTATTTACTCCTTTTAAAATTCTTCCATCTAAGTCATCTACTCCATAAACTTTTTCATAGAAATTATTAGTAACCTTTATTTCTATATTAGAAGACTTATCTTGATAGTAAGCATTACCAAGTTGATTATTTGCATTATCTTTATTATTAATAGCATCAAATCCACCTAGTCCATTACTTTCTAATCTATAACCAAAATCTTTTAGTTTATTTTTTATAATGTTAAATGCTCCCTCAAATGTTCCAACTTTCTCTATCTCTGATTTCATATCCTTAGTATTTATAAACTTAGATATTAAACCTTGATAAACTGAACTCTCAGAAAATGCTTTTATTAAACTTGCTTTTGTACTTTCATATAAAGATTCTCCTAAACTTTTTGTAAAACTATCAAATTTCTTTTCTTTTTGAGCATCATTCATTGCTGAACTTAAAGCATTTTTCATATCATTTAGTTTGTCATTAAAATCACTATTTGGCAGTATCTTATTGATAATAGAAATATCAACACCTCTACTCAATAAAAATTGTTTTATAGTATCAATAGACTTTTTAGCTTGTGTTTCTATTCCTTCAGCTAATTTTAATTTGCTAAAATCAACCCCAGTAAGTAAATCATTAAAATCAAGTTTTCCACTTTTCTTGATATTTACTAATTTTTCAGATATTTTTTTAAACTCTTCATTAAAATAACTATCTAAATCAGAAAAAGCTACATCATAAGCAATAGAACTTGCATTTTTAAATATCTTTTCAAAATAGCTTTTCATAGAAGTTACAAATCCACCATTACCACTTGCTAAGCCTTCAATAGTTTGAGCTCTTACATCTTGCATAGCAGTAACTAAAACTTGATTATTTTTAACCATTTCTTTTATAGTTGCATTATATTGCTCTCCAACAAGTCCCATTTGCTTGAATTGTTCTGTGTATTCTTCAATCAATTTTTTTTCTGAAATGTAATCTATACCAATAAGGCTTTCAAGTGTTGCTCCATTGAATAGTTCTTTTTTCTCTTTGTCTAATATATTTAAATGAGTTACAAATTCATTTATTTGTTTTTTCCATTCTTCAATATTAGATTGAGTTAAATCTCTACCTGTTGCTTTTATTAAATCTTGATGTGATACATTTTTTAAAACTTCATTAAGTTGTCTTATTTCACTATCAGTAAAAGCATCTAGTTCTGTCTTTTCAAAACCAAGATGCTTTAATAATTTACTTTCACTAAGAGTTACAGCTGTATAAGTGTCTTTATGTTTTTTTCTAAACATTTTTCTAACACTTGTTGAACCTCTTTCAAGTGCAGATATATCATTAAAATGTTTTCCATTTACTATTGATGTATAAAGATTTTCAAAGTTTTTCTCTCCACCTAAAATACCCTTTAAAGTAGGATTTTTAGATACATCACTTAGCATCCTATCTGAAAAACTTTTTATAATTTCAGAATTTCTCATTAAAGCTTGTGTTAGCTGTTGCATAGCCTTAGTTTGTTCAGAGTATATATTTTCATTTTCTTTGTTTTTTGTATCAATAGCTGCTGTTTTTTTCTTAGCTTTTGAACTCATCATTGAACCAGCTAAAATAGCAATTCCTATTGCTGCTCCAACTCCTGTTGCTATAGCCCCCGCTGCTGCAAGTCCTGCTCCTGCTGCTGCAGCCCCTTGTGCTGCTGAAACAGATGCTATACTTCCTGTAGTTGTTGCTGGTCCTGTTAGGGTACTTATAGAACTTCCTAAATTAGCAACATTTCCTAATATACTACCTATATTTCCAATAGATTTACTTCCTGTAGCTTGTCCTAATTGTGAAAAACCAGATGCTGCCATATTTATATTATCTAATTGCTGATTTACTTGCTTTAATTTAAAAGTTACATTTTGTATTTGATTCAATTCTTCTTCTGATAATTTTTTTTTCTTTTTTAAAGCTTCAATGGTTTCTTTGATTCTTTTTGCATCTTCTTCTGCAAAATTATCTAAATCTATTCCATGTTTCTCATATGCTTTTAGTGTTTCATCAAGTATTCTTGTTGTTTCTTCATGATAATTTTCTTCAGAGATTTTTCCTTTACTAAAATTTAATTCTAAATTCTCTAACTTTTCTTGGACTTTATCTAATGCCTCATCAATATCAAATTTCTTAATTTTAAATTCTTTTTCTTGTAATTGAACTTGTAAGCTTTTAGCTAAATCAATATTTCCATTATCAACTGCTTCTTTTATATATCTTTTCAAAATACTTATTTGATTTTTAATTTTATCTGTATCAGAAGTTCCAATAATATCATCATAATTTATTTGATTTTGAAAATCTTTTTGAAAAGCATTGTATATATCTTCAGCACTTTTTACTATTGATTTACTATGAGTTTTTATAGCCTTAGCTGTTTTTTCTGTTTTCCCTTCAAGAGATTCTAATTGAGTTATTTTAGATTGAATCTCAGAAGCAGCAACAGGATCTATTCCAGAGGCTACTATTTTTTTATGAATTTCTTTTAGTTCTTTTAAATTAGCATTATTATATTTACCATTTTTCCAATCAATTAATAGATTAGTTGCTTTTTCTTTCGTTTTTCTATCACTTTCATTTTTTTCTTCATTTGCTTTTCTATGAGCATTTAGTTCTTCCTGTATACTTGCTACAGTTGATTTAACAGCATTTTTATTATTAGCTGTAACTCTATCATTATGTCCTCTATTAAATGTTTCTATTGTATTTAATCCATTTTTGATTATTTTCAATTCTTCAGCTTGTAATTTATCTAACTTTTTTAATTCAGACTCTTGTGTTTCTTTTTGTGCTTTAGCAAGGTTTGTTATATAACTTTTTTCAGCGTAACCTCTATAAAAATCATTTACCATATCAGAAGTTATTTTTTGAACTCCTGCTTCTTCAAGTCTTTTTTTCAATAGTTTTTTCTTGCTATATTCATCTTTCTGCCCTTTTAATTCTTTCATAAGATTATCATTAAGTAGATAATCAGCATTTATTTTTTGTTTTGCCATAATCTCAGCATTTTTTTCATTATATTTGGCTTCAGCTTTTACTATAGTGTCCTCATATTTTTTTGCTACTTCTAATTGTTTACTTAAAAAGTTATCTTGAGCTTGTGCTAAAATCTTTTCTTTCAACTTTCCTATAACCTTATCAATTGCACTAGCAACTTCTAAATACTTATTAGCTTCATTTCCAATAGCACCTATTAAATCTGGATACATAGCTAACAATTTTTGATATAACTCATTTCTTTCTCTTTCACTTTCAGGAGTACCTAACCCTTCAAGATACATTTTTGATAACTCTACATATCTATCTTTTAGATCCTCTAAATTTTGTTTTTCCATTGCGAAATCAAATAGATAGTCTGTACTTGATTTTTTACTTAACATGTCATCAACAGCTTCAGCTATTCCATTAAACATATGAACAACTTTAGTCGCAAATGGTAATAGTTTTTGACCCATAGCTGTTGCTATATTGTCTATTAATCCTTCTGCTTTTTTTAACGAGTTAGCATATCCATCAATAGTTCTACTTGCATCACCTTGAATATATGTTGTCATTTCCATTAACTTGTTATATCTCAACTGCATTTTTGTTGCAGTATCTAAGTTCTGCCATTTTTCTTTTATACCTTGTGCTAGAGCATATTCAGCCATAGTAGTATCATTTAAGATAAGCCCATATCTTTTTAATGCTTCTGTTTCTCCTGTTAATGCTCCTTTTATTGCTGTGAAAGCTTCATCATCTGTAACATTAAAGAAAGAAGAAAAGTCAGCAGTGAATGTTGCCAAATCTTTAGATATTTGCTTAAAAAATGAAGTATCAAATCCGGCACCTTTAAACATAGAACCATAAACACTAGCAAAGTTTTGCATTTGGTAAATACTTCTACCAACTTCTCTATCTATAGTTTTTGCCCATTGTTCTATCTCTTTTGTAGAAGATTCAAAGACTTGTCTAGTTACATTTGCTAACTCATCCATTTTAGAAGCACTTTCTATTGCGAACTTTCCCAGATCTTTTATTTTATTTCCAACATATAAAACTGCTGCAGCTACTCCAACTTTTTTTATCATTCCTAATGAATCAGATAACTTTTTAGCTCCATCACTACCTTTTCCAAAATTATCTTGTAGTTTCTTTAACTCATCATTTGTTTCGTTTATTTTTTTAGAGAAGTCTTTTAATTCTTTTGAATACTTATCAACAACTTCTATTACAGTCTTTAATTTTTTATCACTCATATCAACTTCCCCTTTTTCTTATTTCTGAATAAATTTTATTTGTTACTCTTAAAATAAAATTCATTTTTTCAATAAGCCAATAAGGATGCTCATCATAACCAAGATTTAAAGGTAATCTATGAATATAATAATAAGAACTGTCCATACCTTTTGTTTCAAAGTACATATTATATCTGTGAATATCATTAATTATTTTTTGATATTTATCCTTATTGGCTGCTTTATGTCCTCTCATATAAAAAGAACAAGCCTTATAGTAGACTTGTTCTATATCTTGAAACCCCTATTTTCAGAGTTTTTCATTATTTCATCTAATATTTTTTGAAAAGTATGAGGCTCTTTATCAAAGAATTTCATTAAATTTTCAGCTGTTTTATCTACTTCTTTATTCTCTAAAGTAATCTTTAAAGTTTGTGCCAATAATAATTCAAATTCTGGCATTTCTTCAAAAGTATAGTGAATTTTGACAGTTTCAAAAGCTTTTGCATCTGATAAAACTCTAACAGTTTCACGTGGTTTATTATAGAAATTCATCATATTTCTAAATGTTCCTACAGTTTCAATTGCTATAATATCCCCATCTTTTCCATAGTTAACTATATAACTAACTTTCTTTTCTTCAATAGGTTCTTTTATATCCTTTGTTTTTTCCTTTTTCATTTCCTACTCCTTACGCATCATGATAATTTTCAAATGTTATTTTTACTGGTGTTTGTGCTACTTTATCATAATATGCGGTTAATTCTTTTGTCATTCCACCAGCTCCATCTAAATTAGTTGCTTCTACATTTGACACTTTTACGTTTGGAAATTCTAATTTAACTATTTTTGTTGGATCTGTTGTTTCTGCTAAAGTAACTTCTACAACATAAGATGTGTTTTTTCTTAATAATTCATAAGCTTTTTTATAGCTATCCTTATCAAAACTATTAAAAGTTAAATTAAGTCCAACTGTTCCTCTATCAGCCTGTCTAATTTTAGTTGTATAGACTGTATTTAAAGCTCCTTTTCCTTCAAGTTTATTATCAATATTTATGTCTATTGATTCTATTTTTGCAGTCATATCTGTTGAAGTTTCTTTTATAACAGCACCTAAACAAATTAACGATTCTCCTTTTAATGCAACTGGAGTAGCATTTATTTTATTATTCAATACCTTATGTTCTTTACCTATAATATTAGCAGTTACATTTACAAATGCTTCCATTTGTGTACTTATTTTCAAACTAGATACTAAACAATCTTGAGCATATTCTGCTATATCATCTTCAACATTATTTGAAATAAGAGTTAAGAAATTATCAAATGGTCCTGGTAAAAAATTATGATTTTTATTATCCTTTGTTCCTTTAAATCCTGCTCCTTCTAATAATATTTCTAATTGTCCTGTTGTTGCTTCAATAGTTAAATCTCCATTAACTTCAACTTTTGATACAAAACCGTCTCTTTCCCATCTTCCAGCACCTATTGCTTTACTTGTTGTCTTATTTACTTTAGGAACTACTCCATAATTTGTACAATCTAATTGACTAAGCCCTGTTAATTTAGCAGTTCCTTCTGCAGTTTGTTTTCCAACTAAAAATTGTATATCCATTTTTACCTCTCTTTCACATTTATTTCAGCATTAATATTAACTATTGCATTGTATATCTCATCTTCATTGCCATAGTTAAAACTTACTGAATAATTCATATTTATATAACTTTTTCTTAATTCCAAATCTTCACATAGCAACTTCATTTGTTCTTCAAACCAACTAATAGATGGCATTATATTAAAATAATTATCCTCAAAATAAATTAGATTTATAGTTCTATCATATTGCTTTTTATGATTAATACTAATTGTTTCTGCATTTAATTCTTGAGGTTGAATTATAAATATTCCTTGCTTTAAATCTACTCCTGTAAGGTCCGTATTGATGAAATCACATTTTTTTTGACTTATCTTTTCAACAGTCTTTTTCAATTTAGAATAGAATGAATTATTATCTTCTAAATTTACTTTTTTTATATTACACTCCATTAATTCAATAATTGTATGAGCTTCTTTATCAATTATTTCAATCTCATAATTTAAAATTTTAAAATCTTGAATATCAAGAGTAATTTTATCTATTAATTCATCTGCTACTTGGAATATATCTTTGTCTTTTTCTCCATGATAGATAACATCAACAGTATAAACTTTATTAAATTTAACTCCTGCTATTGTAGTATCCCTATGATTAACTAATTGTAATGTGAAACTAAGAGTTTCAAAGCCTTGTGTTATATCATTGATATTTATTTTTTTACCAGGATAATTTTTTGTGATAGCTTTTGCTATATTATTTAAAACCTTCATTACTCTTTATCCTCCATATATTTAGCTAAATTCCTATTAAATACTGCTTGTCTAATTTTATTTATTTCTGTTACTGAATTAGTCATCATAAATCTACCTTTTACCCAGTTAGCCTTTAACTTTTTTCCAATAGCTGGTACAAATCTACCTTGTTCTTGTCTATGCCCATACTCAACATAAATAGCATATCTTGCAACATTATAAAGAGTAATAAATCTTTTATCATTATTCTTTATAAGTTTAGATACATACCAACTTCTTCTCAAATTTCCACCTATGTGATTAATTACAGTTTTAGTTTTATACTTACCTTTATTTTTACCTTTTTTATATCTTGCAAGTTCTCCTGTTTTATCTCCAAAGAATTTAAAACCTTTTATACTTTTTCCAACTGGAGTTTTCCTTATAACTTTATTCAGTAACCTTCCACCTAATTCATTCAAGGAATCATCAATAGCTTTATCATAGTTTTTTTTTAATTTCTTTACATTTTTCTCAGTAAATTTTTTAAATTCAGAAAGATCAATATTTAATTTCATTAGGTTTTCCTTTCACTAACTAAAGTAATTTCCTGATGTGTTTTATACATTGCTACTTCTCCACTATGTTTATACTTCTTTGTAATTCCATTTTGAGTTACTTCAATATCAGAGTTTAAAGAAATTTCTATATCTGGGCTTAAAAATAATTTTATTACAGATGTTGCCACTCCATAGTTACCTTGAATAACTGCTGGGTTAGTGGAATATGATAGGAAACAAGGGATATTAGATTTAACTAATACCCCTTCTCTTTCATCTGTTATTCCATTTTCATCTGTAAATAGTTCAGTACCATATATATTACATTTTCCAGTGTATGTTTTTTCTAGTATTTTCCTAGCATAATCAAACATAATTACCACCCCACAAATCTATATCTATATATTTCTTGCTTTCCATAGTTTATTAGTCCTTGTATTACATTTGAAAAAGTTTCTTGATTAGTATTACCCTTAAAACTCATAGAAACTCCACCCTCTGTAAGTGAGGCTAACATTGGCTCAAAGTTAAGAGTATCTATATTCAAAGTATTTGTAGAATATTTTGTGTTAAGATAATCTCCTACACATCTACATAGAAATACATAATATAACTCATCTGGCACTTCTTTTCTATTTAAAATATTTTTAAGATTTTGTAAATTTTTAGGTAAAATAATATCAAATAGTTTATCATCATCTTGTAAAGTATAATTATATCCAAGCAACATATTTTTTAAGTCCTCTATAATTTTAACTTTATCTACAACAATATCTATCATAATTATCTTCCCTTTTTATTTTTGCCTACTTCTTCTGTTTTTACTTCCCCATCATTTGTTTCTTCAACAGAATTTTCTTCTACTTTTTCTATTTCTTCTTCTACTATATGGCCATAAGATTTAAACCATTCTACATCAGTTGCTGATAAGTTCTCAACTTTTGCTACCCCATTTAAAAAAGGTATACCAGATATTTCACCAGTATACCCTTCATTTTTAGTTTTTATTATAAACATATTTTACCTCCTATTGTACTTTTATATTTCTTAATACTCCACATGATTTAGAAGTTTTTAATATAGGTACTCCTCTTAATTCTACAAGTCCTCTTGCTTGTTCAGAAGCTACATTGAAGTCAGGAACAATTACATCTATTATTTTTCCAGAAGATGGTGAAGCAACTGATAAAGCATCTTCTCCAAATCTTACTGCATATAATGAAGTGTTTCCAGTAGCAGTATCAATAGCTATTGTTTCTTTTGCAACTGTTTCTCCCTTAGGAATATATTTTTCAACTTTAACTAAAGGAATTCCATCATAAGAGTCTATTTGTTCGCCATAAGTTGTTGGAGTTAGAGTATATAACCCAGCTACTTTTGCTGCTGCTTTTATCTTTGTAATCATTTTAGAGTTACCTATTAAAGCATGTGGTTTTTCACTTAATAATGATAACCATTCATCTAATTTTGTTGTAAATTCAAGTGCATTTGCTTTAACCTTATCAAATGTTGAAAAATCAAATCCTGTTGCATGAGCTAACATATCAGTAGCTGTTCCCTTTAATAAAGTATCAAGTCCATCAAATTGTTCAACTGATGATGCAACTGATCCATTTATTAAATAATATGAGAAACCTTTTCTTGCTGATTTTATTAATTGACTCATTTGTAAAGCAACTTCATTTTCTACCCCACCTTGATCTCTTAATACTCTATCAATAGAGAATGAACCTCCATAAACTTTTACTTCTGCTGTTTTCATTTTCTTTTTTGCAAATGTATCATCATACTTTCCATTGATACCTCTGAAACCTGTTTGAGATTCTTCACTTAAATGTACATAAGACGCTGACCAACCTGCCCCACCTTTTATTGGGTTAGCTATTGGGTCAAATGGTATTGCTTGAAATAAATAATCTCCTCTTGTAAATTCATCAATTACTCCTTTTTCTAAATCTGTTAATTGTCCTTGTCTTACTTCTGCTAATGTTATTGCTGGCATATTTTACCTCCTAAAATTTTTAATTAATACCTTTATAAAATGCACTTAAAGCACTGCCTAATGTTACTTTAGATTCAGCAGGGTTTCCACTACTATTTGGATTAGCTGGTGTTGTTCCTGCTGGTGCTGGTGGTGTTTTTTCTTCAACCTTAAATAGATAATCACTTGTCTTTTTTAGTTCTTCTATTTGTTCAGTTAAACCTATAACTTTGTCATTATCCATTTTTATATTTTCCATTTTTAATAATGCTTTTACAGCTATATTATTTTTAGCTCCTGCAGTTGTTAAAGCAAGTTCTAAAGCATTATCAAGTTTGATTTTAGCTAATGTTTCTTGATATTCTTTTTCACTAGCTTGATTTTTTTCTTGTAATTCAGTAATTTGTTTTTTTAATTCTTCATTACTTGAATTGTTTTTTTGTAACTCAGATAATTGTTTATCTCTTTCAGTTAAATCTGTTTTTAACTTATTCTTTTCTTCTACAACTTCATTAAATCTACTTTGTGGAATCATATTTCCATATTTTTCCATTAACTTTGTTGCTTGTTCTTCTGTTAGTCCTAACTTAATTAATTCATCTTTATTCATTTATTTGCTCCTTTCATTTTTTACGTTGTATGGCAACCATTAAGCTCTTATTCTTTATCGTGTGTAATACTAAAAACACGAATTATCTTTTATAATAGTAAAAATTATTTAAAGATAATCACTCTCCTTTGCAATAAAAAAGCACCTGGAATTAACCAAGTGCTTTAATCTTTATCAAATTTATTTTCTTATTTCTTGTATTTTTTCAACATTAATATAAATATATTCTACTTTATTATTTTTTTGAATTTTTATAACTACTTTGGCAGGAAATTCTGCTTTCATTAAAGAATACCCTATTCTCATTTCTATTCTTTCTCTAGGTGCTAAAACAATATTATTAATTTTTTTACTTAAATCTCTTGAATTAGCTTCTACTTTTTGATTTGGTTTACCAGCAAGAGAATTGAAAGCATTACCAAAGCTACCAGCTGCAAAAGCAAAAGAGGCTTGTGTATTTTGTGCTACAACAGCATCTATTTCTTCTTCATCATAAATAGCCTTATTATTTATAGTAGACTCAGATAAAACCAATTCAACCATATCATCAGTTTTATTTTGAAAAATAACATAAAATTTATTATGTACAACTTTTTCTATAGTAACTTCAATATCATTACTATCTTTTACCATTGTACTTTTAGTTATGATTTCTGTTGAACTACACCCTATCAATAAAATACTCAAACTAGCTAATAATAACAAAATCCATTTTTTCATTTTCTTCCCCTCCTAATAGTTATAATACTATTTGTACTATAAATGTTAAAGTTTGTCAAGAGATAATACAAAATACTATTTTTAAACTAAAATGTTAAACTCTATATTTGACGATATTTCCCAGCTCTATAGTTTTCAACAACTTTTATTTCTCCTAATTCTTCGATTCTTTTTAAGGCTTTTTCGTTTTCTATTTTTGATAAATTTATTTCTTTACCATCTTTAATCGAAACAGTTTCTATATCATTAAAAATAAAATCTAATAATTTGTAAACTTCATCATAATTTTTTGGATCTATTAAATCTTTTGAAAGGTTCCAAAACATTATTTTACCCCCTTTAATTTCATTGCAGATACTAAAACATTATAAAAAATTTCTTTCTCAGAATCTGTTAAATTATTAAAAGAAGTTGCATTTTTTATTATTTCAGTCCCCTCATCTATTATTTCTCTCGCTTCTTCTTTTGATAAAATATCAGGAGCATTTTTATAGATCAATGTAAATATCTTACTTTTATTTTTCTCTATATAGTCAATATATTGTTTACTATATTCTAAAATATCAAACTCTTGCTTAAAAATAACATCTCTTATAGGTATCCATATAGCATTTTTACCTTTATACCTTTCATAATATGCTATTCTACCAAAATCTGAGATAGTTTTACATTCTTTAAATTTTCTGAACTTCTTTAATCTAGGTAAAACTTCAGCTATTTTTTGCGGGTAAGACACTCCTAAATTTGATTTATTCCCAACTAAATCTGTTAAATAATGCCCTGATGATTCAGCAAAAACTTCTTCTATATCTCTCCATTTTTCAATAAAATCAACATCAGAAAAATGAACATCTACCAATTTATTATCTAACATAGCATGATAAGATTCATGAAAAATTGTTTTTTCACGATAATATAAATTTCTTCCATCATTTAAAGATAATTTCATCTCTTCAAATTTTCTTCTATACATAATTTTTTTACTTTTTGTCAATTCTATATCATAAGAAGCTTTAACAGAACCTCTATTATTAGAAATTACAAATTCTAAATTTTCATCTAAGTCTATATTTTTTAAAATCTTTTTTCCTACTGTTCCAAGACCCGAATTGTGTTTAATGTCTTTTAAAACATTCTCTTTTATTTCTTTATCTATTGTAGCATTCCTTGATTTAATTATATCAGATTTATTTTTACTTTCAAGATTCGTTTTAGTCCCATCTAATTTACTATAAGATTTTTGGATACCCTTTTCAACATAATTATCATACCAATCTTGATAATCTTTAACATCTACTAACTCATAGTCATCATCTTCTTTTCTTGAAGCTCTTAAATTAATATCTCCTTCTATTTTATCATAGTAAGGAGCTGTAACTGTACGGCAATTAGCGTGAAATGGACTTGCTGTAACTCCTACTTGATAATCTTTCATATCAAATACTTTTCCATCCATACTCCTACATATAGATGAAGTTCTATCATCAAGAGTTGCAATAACTTCATATTTTTCACAGCCTAAATCTTTCATACATCTTTCTTTTGCTCTTGAATGATAAGCTGCACTCTCCGTCATTATCAATCTTGTAGCTATATTTCTCTCAACATTAAATCTTTCTTCAATAGTATCTATAATATCTTTTAAGGGTTTTCCTGTTATTATATTTTGAGTTAAATTAGTATGCAAAGTATTAACTAACTTACCATCATTACCCCAAATTCTTTTACTCCAATTAGTGTTATCTTTTGTCCAAGGTTTATATACTAAACTTTCAAGCAGTTCAGAATTTAATTTCTCTATATTAGAGAACTTATCTAAACCTTTTTGAATACTATAAGCACTTCTATAATAAGTATCTCTATAAACTTCTCTTAAATGTTTATCTAAATTATTTTCCATAGTCTTAGATAGTAAATCTATTTCTGCTTTTATTTCCATTTTTAAAGCTTCTAATCTCTCAATATGAACTCTTGAACTAACATTCTTTAATTCTTTTATAATGTTGTCATCAGGACTTATATTAAGAGATTGACCTTTTCTAACATATTCACTTAAAGACATTTTAAATTCTTTTAATTCTTTTTTGTTGAATCTTTGTTTAGCTTCATACATAGAGATATTATTATCTTTTGCATACTTAGCATAGAATTCATAGATTTTTTGATTTGTATTCTTTAAAGCTATATCATATTGTTTTTTAGCTTCTTTCACTTGTTCCTTAGATAATTCATTGATTCTATTTTCTTCAGCTGTAAATCTATCTACCCAATAGTTACTCATGATTATGACCTTCATAAACTTCTTCTATTTCTTCAACAGAGCTATCTTTTTCTTTTTTTATTTTTTCTAATTCAGCTTTAGAATCATTTATCCAAGGATGTTGAGCTACTACTGTTTCTGAACTTATTATCCCAACAGATTTTTGACAATCTTCAATAGCTTGACTTTCATTAATCAAAATATCTTTATTAAATATTATATCTATGTCATCTTCATTAAAACTAGCTTTTAAGTGTTGCTTTACAAACCATAACACTATTTTTAAAGAAGCTTTGAATTCTCTTTCAAGTGCTGCTGCATCCAAATCTATATCAGAATACATAGATTGAATATTCATTTGATTTACATTTCCTTGAAGTTTATCATTCTTTGCATCAAAAGCTTTTGCATTTTCTATAAAAGATTTATTCAGTATTTTCAAAATAGTTTCATAGTTTCCAGCATTAACTTCAATTGTTAATTGGTCCACTCCTCCATCAGAGCCAACAGGGATATAACCATAAAGATTCATATTATGTCTTAATGTACCACCTTGCCCATTATAGTTTTTAACTACAAGTACAGTAGTTCTAGAATTATCTTCCATGTCATTTTTGAAATCACTTATCACTTCATTTATTGCATCTTGAATGCTTTTTACTTTCATAATTAAAGGTAATTCTGTTTCATCCACTTTGAATGGAATAACAGGCAAATACTCCCAATTGAATTCTTTATCTTCTAATTTCATATAATTTTCATGTTTAATTAAAGAACTTAATCCGTTATCCCAAGTATAATAATCTATTCCATCTAATGTATAAACTTCAATATTAGTAACTTCCTTATAATCATATCCAGTGAATTTTTTAGTTTTATATATTCTTATAGCATAGTCAAGTTCAGTATGATCATTACCTTTCCATATAGGTATAACTTCACTTCCTTTAAACCTCTTAAATGAAAATTCACTTTTTTCATTATAATAGATATATAAAAAAGCTATTCCATTCAAATAAGTTCCTTTACCTATTGAGTGTAATAGCTTGAAAAATTTACTATTAAATATTTTATTTAGATTCTCTATATCATTTTCATTTTTTGATGAAAGGCTAGGAGTTTTAGATAATAAATAATCTGTTTTTTGATCCACAGCACCAGCAAATTTATTATCTACAATTTTGTTATTAGTTAAATTAGCTGCTGGAACTAAATTTCCATCTTGTCCTATTACTTTTCTAACTCTATTTAAAATATCATGTTTACCTTTGTAATAACTGTCTCCTAGTTGCATACACCTTAAACTTTCACTAGCCAAGAAATTTCTTATTATTAGCTCTAATTCTTTTATAGGTACTCCATTCATATCTCTTTTTCTCCTAAACAAGTTTTTTATAAACTCAAACATACTTTACTCCCTTATAGATTCCAATTGTATCCATCACTTGCTATCTTTTCAGCAACACCAGTTAAAGCATCTGGTCCATCATCATGTTTGTTCTTACCTTCCTTTTGATAAGAAATAATATCTTTTGCAAATTCACTCCATTTATTTTTCCAATCAACAGGCATATAGATATTATTATTTACCCAAGCACTATTTGATAATATTCTTGCTATTTTATTTCCAGATTGATGGAACCATTTAACAACTGTCTTATAATTTCCTTTATCTCTTGTAATTCTTTCAATATTCCTTGCAAATGCTCTACCACCATTATTGCTTTCTATATCTGCAACATTCACATTAAATTTTTTATATGCTTCTGCAACTAGTGGCTCAGTTATTTCCATAGCTTCTTTGGTATAAATAACATCTAATATATAGGCACTATCTTTGCAATCTGCATAAATGATATTACATAAAAAATCATCTCCAGTATCTGCTGTATCACAGTAGGCTGCAATCTTAATAATTCTTTCTTTTGGTAAATCAACATAAGTTTTAAATTCACTATATAATCTACCCTTAATGTCTATTGGCTCTTGCTGGTAGTTAGCTGAAGCTATTTCTGGCCCCATAGCTTTAGCTTTTGATAAATAAGATTTATAACTTAATATTTCATCACAAAGCATAGTACCTTTATCATCTTGAACAGCTTTCATTTTTATATGTTTTATCTTTTTACCTTCTGCTTTATAATGTTCTATTGCTCTGCCAGCTAAGTCACCACTAACCCAACGAGTCATTATGATTATTATTTTTCCACCTTCTTCAAGTCTTGAAAGCATTGTTTGTGAATACCATTCCCAATGTTTGTCCAATACATTAGCATTGTAAGCTTCTTCTGCATTTTTGATTAAGTCATCTATTATCATAAGACTACAACCAAATCCTGTTGCTGTTCCACCAGGTGCAGTTGCTAGATAGTTATTATATCCACCTTCTAAACTCCAAAGGTTCATAGCACCATCACCTTGTTTTATACTTACACCAGGAAATATATCTGAAAAAACTATTTTATCTTTATCAGCTTTTACTTCTTGTATAGTATTTCTAACATTCTTTGAAAAAGTAGTTGATAAAGTTTCATTATAACTTCCTGTCATTATTTTCGTATTTATATCTCTACCAAGTAACCATTCTACCAAGTTTCCTACAGTCCTTGACTTTCCATGTCTAGGTGGAAGATTTAAAATAAGAACTTCATCTTCACTTGTTAGAAAATTTTGTAAATCATTACATAAATCAACTAAAAATTGTCTCTCATATTTATAGAAGTCAGGAGATTTTAAATAACAATAAAAAAAGAACTCACGTCTTGCAAGTTCCAGTTTTGCTCTTCTTATTGCTTCACTATTTATCTCCACCAAATATCACCTTTTTTAGTTCATTAGTGGTCAATCCCTTGAACGGATCCTCTGTTTTTAGTTCTCCTTTTACTTCTAGCTTTTCAGTAAACATTCCAAGATGTCTACCTAGCATTTCTAGTGCTTTTTCTTTATTATAAAATATTACTTCTATTCCAAACTTAGTTTCTTTAACACCTGATATACATGCTTTTTGTTCAGGACTTAACTCATCAAAGTTTTTAATTATGAGGCTATTATTTTTAAGATTAACTATTCCAGTTCTGTCTGTAAAAGCTAGATTAGCAATCTCATTCAATACTCTATCTTGTGTTATTTCAGTTCTTTTTTCTCTTTCTTTCATTGCTGTTTGTATTTTCTCTTGAATCTTAGCATTTCTTAGCAATTTACTTGCATTAACAGCAGCTGTATTATCATCTTTAACTTTATATCCTGCTCTGATATAAGCTTGTGTGCCATTCAAATCTTTTAAATATTCTTTTACAAATAAATCTTGTTTAGTCAATCTTTTTCACCTCACTTTTTAAAATTAAAAAGCCCCTGTATTTCTACAAGAGCTTTGATTATTTATTGGCGGGACATATTGGATTTGCACCAATAACCTTCAGACCGTTGACTGTGCTCTACTTGTTGAGCTAATCCCCAATATGGCAAGACTTTTTTAGAGTAGAGTCTTGAACTACTTCAATATTTAGGTAAGGGAGAAATTATTGAACCCTTAGATAGCCAAGTCATCTAAACTATTTTCATATGATAACATATTAACACATTTTCTCTAACCTTTCCATCCCCATTTTTTTACCAGTTTTTTACCGATTTTTTACTTGTATTAAATTTTTGACTCTAAAATGAAACTCCAAAACTGGGAATATTCTATCTCTTTTTTTATAAACTGTCTTTGTAGCTAAGTTCATTTTATCAGCTATAATTTCATATTTAACTTTATCTTTTTTAAAATGATTATCTAAAAACCCAACTTGTATTAAATCATAGTCTTCATTATTTTTTACCATTTCTAAAGCTGAATCTATTCTGAATAATACTTCTTCACAGTCACTAATATCCTTTAAAATTCTAGCTTTAAACTCCTCTATTCTCTCATAATCAGATTTAACTTCTGTGAATCCACTCCCAGAAATTTTGTCCAAGGTATAACTTTTTAAAAGAACTGGATTATTGAGATATTCAAAATTTTTTTTAATTCTATTTTTGTATTTAGCATAACTAATCAATACTGTTTCTATTGCTTTAAATATAATCTTTTGCTCCTGTGTTGCCATTTTAATTCACCTCTTTAATAGCTTTGACTAATTCAAATTCTTTAATGCCATACTCCAATATTTCTAAGTTGATACCTTTTTCTTTGTATAAAGCCTTAGTATTTCTTATGAATTCTAACTGAGCTTCTTCTTGCTCTTCATCAGTCAAAGTTCTTTTTCTGAAGATAGATTTCTTAATTATTCTCTCAGTAGATCCATCTTTTATTTTCATGTCTATTTGATACTCATATATCATTTTTAGCCCCCTATCTCTTATATTTTCCATTCTTATAAGATTCTAATTTTTCAATATGCTTCTCAAAATCTTGCTCATTTAATCCACTAAGCAACAACAGATTTACTGTAGCAGTTATTAAATCTAAAGCTTCTGCTTTAAAATTATCTCTGTTCTTAATAAAACTATATGTCAAGCTTTTCACTTCTACTTCATCTAATAGTTCCTGATACTCCTCTTTCACTTTATTAAGTTGAGCTAAAGGAGTAGCATAAGCTATTGATTTATAGTTTTTAAGTTTATTTAAGTCTATTTCCATTATCTCACTTCCTTTATCAATTCAGGATTTTCATAAATATTTCCAACTATTTCCATTCTTTCATTATTGTTGTTTGTAAAAGGTATATCCATTTCAAAAAACGGATCTTTTAAAACAAATCTTGCTTCTTTACTATTGAAAATAACTTTATATTTACTATTATGTAAAGTTACAATGTCTCCCTCATAAATTTCGTCTCCATATTCGTCTTTTAATCCTGTATATTGTATTAAATTGAAATCTTTATATCTTTTGTTATAACTTCCATACCAAACGCCAGTGTTTTTATCCATAAAATATACTGTACCATCATTAATTTTATAATTGCTCCATATTTGCTTAAATGTATCCCAAGCTCTAAATTTAATCTCTCTCATTTTCTTCCTCCCAATATGCTATTCTTTTTAACTCATCTAGTGTCATTTCTTTTCCATATAGCCAAGTTTCACAGCTATAAAAATTGTCTTTTTTAAAAACTTTCTCAATCTGTCCGTTTTTATCTATAAGACAAAATTCAACTTTTTGTAAATAAACTATCTTTTTACTTTTTTTATCTCTCCACATTTTCTTCTCCTAATCATGTTTATTAAATACATTAATGTGATACCTTGCATATCCCCGTCCTTGTGTACTACTCTTATTTTTCTCATATGCATCACTTCTTATTTGCTTCTTTAACTTTCTTAATTCTGACTTTCAAACTCTCAACAAGTGCATCTTGTACAGCGCCTTTATTTTGTAAAGCTTCCATTACATCTTCATCTCTAGTCTCTTTACAGACCAAATGATGGATTATTACCTTTTCTGTCTGCCCTTGTCTGTGTAGTCTTTTGTTAGCTTGTTGATATAATTCCAAACTCCAGTTAAGCCCAAACCATATCACATGATTACCTCCAGCTTGCAAGTTAAGTCCATAAGCTGCACTTGCTGGATGCGCCAGTAATATATCAATTTCTCCTTTGTTCCAATCTTGTTGATCTTGTGGAGTCTTCAAAAGTCTTATTCTTAATTTCAAGTCTTTCAAAGCTTCCATTATTCTGTCTTTGTCGTGTTGGAAATTATAGAATACTAGTGCGGGTTTCCCATTTAACTGTTCTATCAGCTCTAAAAATCTTTCAATCTTACAGTCATGGACTTCAAAGACTTTCCTATTCTCGTCATAGATTGCCCCATTTGCTAATTGCAACAACTTGTTAGATAATGCTGCTGCATTTGCAACTGTAATTTCAGTATCTTCAAGCTCAAGAATAGCTTTTTTCTCAAGCTCATCATAAGACTTCTTAGCCTTGCTATCTAAAACTATTGGTACTTGTTCATAGATTATGTCAGGAAGCTCTAGGTAATCTTCTGCTTTCATAGAGATACAAATGTCAGATATCTTTTCATGTATGGCTTCATTGGATCCTTCCTTGGCATCATAATTAAAAATTACTGTTCTATTTCTTTGCCCTGGTTCAAAATATCTTTCTCTAAATTTCCCTATAGTCTTTTCTAGTCTTTCTCCCTGATCCAGTAGATACAATTGAGCCCATAAGTCTATCAACCCATTAGGTGCAGGTGTCCCTGTAAGTCCAACGATTCTGTTTATTTTATTTCTAATAACTTTCAAACTTTTGAATCTTTTTGATTGATGATTTTTAAAGCTAGACCACTCGTCAAGTACCACCATATCGAATGGCCAAGCATTTTTATAGTAATCAACTAACCAGGTAACATTCTCTCTATTTATCACATAAATGTCTGCTGTTTTTGCAAGTGCCTTTATACGCTTCTGTAGTCCACCTAAAACAAGAGATGTTTTTAGTATAGATAAATGATCCCATTTTGCTATCTCATCTGTCCAGGTAGCCTCTGCGACTTTTTTTGGGGCTATTATTAATACCTTTCCAACTTCAAATCTATTAAATTTTAAATCTGCTATTGCAGATAGAGTTATAATAGTTTTTCCTAACCTAAGCCCATATCCAACATAAGCCCTAACTTATCATCAGATATCATTCTATCAATGCAGTATTTTTGGTATTCATGCGGTATAAACTTCATTTGGCACCACCTCCTCTATAAACTCATCCACTTCTTTGAAAGATGCTATAACTCTTGCATCACAATTTAAGTTTTTAAGTTTATTTAAAAAAATTCTCTGCAAAGGAGATAAATTTTCTCTTTTACCCTCTGCTTTTAATTCCACAAAATAGACATCTCCTCCAGGAACTATAACTATCCTGTCAGGTACTCCAGCATTTCCTGGAGAGGTCCACTTCATACATAAGCCATTTTTATTTTTTATGCATTTAACTAAATATGCTTCAATTTCACTTTCACTTTTTTTCATGAATTTTCTCCAATCTGATATGCAACAAACTTTCTTTTTTTTCTTATATATATATATAAATATAGGATTTATAGATTTTATAGAATACATATACCCTTTATTTCTTTATTTTTATATATTAATATATAAAAGAATGTTACAATGTTACAAATATATAATATTACTAATAATACTAATGCTTTTAGGTGTAACTTTCTGTGTAACTTTCTGTGTAACTACAAAAAAGAAAGTTACAAGTATCTTTTGTAGAATGTTACATTTTGAAAAAGTTACACCTAAAAAGTTTCACCTAAAAAGTTTCAAAATTTTAAAATTCAGTTTTTCTTCTATATCCTCTTTGAACTCCATATTTACCGAATCTCGCAGTCCCCTTCATTTTTTCCCATTTATAAAGGTTGGATAATATTTTATTAAGCTCAATACTGTCGCTCTTTTTTAGGTATCTAATATCCATTCTTAGGGCTTCTTCCCATATCTCAGCTGCACAAATCCTATCTCTTAGAATGAGATCATTTTCATTGTATTGCTCTTTGCTATTTTCATAATCATCTAAATAAGTTCTTTTTCCAAATAAATCCATAGTATTCCAATTTTTTGGTATTTTCTTATCTAAGTAATCTAATATAATGCCTTTGTATATATTGTCCTCTGAGTGCAATTCCTGTTCTTTTACAGCTATATCTAATGCTTCTTTTGATAGAACTAAATTATAAGATTTATTCTTTGCAAGTTCACAAGCCTCAGCCCATATTTGGTCTAACTCATCTTTCAAATCTTCAAAAATAGATTTTTTAGGCTTTAATATAAAACAATCTATTGGCCAGAATCTTCTATTTCCTGTCTCATCTCTTAAGAAGTTAGTATCATTTGCAGTTCCAAAGAATGCACATCTTCTTGGATATTTTTGGGCTCTACGCCCATACGATGCTCTAAAGACATCATCAGTTCTACTTAAAAAGTTTTTAACTAAGTTCATTTCAGATTTTCTTAAAGAACTAAGTTCTCCCATTTCAAGAATCCAACTTCCCTGGATTAACTCACAGGCATCTTTACCTTCCACATTAACCAAACTATCGTTATACCACTCCATACCTAATATTTTTAAAAATGTACTCTTACCTACTCCTTGCGGACCTATTAATATAGGCATATTATCCCATTTAATCCCACCATAAATAGCTCTTTTAGCTGCAGCTACTAAAGACTTTTCAGAAACTTCTCTAGTGTATACATTATCTTCACAGCCTAAGTAATCTATAAATAAAGTTTCTAACCTTTTTTCTCCGTCCCATTGAGTAGATTGAAGTCTTGTTGCTACCTTATTTTCTGCATTTTCTTCTGCAATCAGATTAACTCCATCTATAATTTTATTTGTAGATGTGATTCCGTAAGTGCTCTCTAAATACCATCTAAGACCTGCATCGTCAGTATCAGTCCATAATCTGTCATCAGTTTCAAACTTTCTATCCCAAGGCACATCTTTTCTTACTAGTATTCTTGAAGAGAAAATATCTTTGAAAATTTTAAACTTTAATTCTCTATCATTTCTTAAAATTAGCATTATATTAGCAAGAGTACTAAGTACTTTAGAACTATCTTTCGAGTTATATACAAGTTCTGCTGTCCAAGTGTCATTTTCTTCAACTATCACACCTTCAATGGCATCTACATCAGGATTATTAGAGACTGAGAATTCAGCTATTGCTTTTTGCCTTCTCTCTTTAAGTAAATCTGAGTTAACTGGAGTCTTAGCCAACACCCATTCTTTCATAGCTAGCCAAGAAGGTAGTTTGGCCACAGGAGTTTTAATATCTGCTTGGATATCCAAATGGCCGAATTTATGTAATCTTACTAAGTCAAAAGCATTTACTAATTTTTGACTACAAGGATCAGTAGCATGGTGTGAGTATAAGAAAAGACCGTCTTGATAAACGATAGCTCCAGCAGTAGTACTTCCACCCACAAAGGTTAATCTATCAGATATATCACAGGGTTCATATACTCCTGGTAAAAACTCATCTATTGCTTGGTAGATATTAAACCTTCTACAAAAAGCCCCTACCATACCTTCTTTTTCTAAAGGGTTTTCTTGTTGCTTCAGCAAAGTTAAATGGTGTTTTTGGGCATCTGGAACCTCTGGCCATGTTGTTACATCTCTCCAATCAGCATACATATTAAGAACTGCCTTACCGTCTAACATAGGCTTGTCTGCATAGGTAAATACATAATCACTATCAGTAGAATGGCTTGGCCAATACATTAACCTAACAGCTTGAAAGGTTGTAGGATCACAATAACGTAATCCTATGGACTCTGCTACCTTTCTTGCTATTGGTTCATACTCATCGGCAGATACATCTTCAGCTAAGGGCAAAATAACTCTTATTCTTGGTTTAGTAGTTTGGTGCTTACGAGTGCTGTACACTGCATAAGCACAGCCTAAACTATTAAGAGTTTTTATAATCTTAGTGTCATCTTCATAAGCTAAGTTATCTAAGTCAAGTGTTATTAAACTTCTGCTTTCGACAGCTTCACTTCTTCTAAGATTACCTTTTAATTTTCCACCAACAAAGCCACCAACATCCTTAATATCATCTTGCTTAGCCTTAGAATAAGATAAGAACTCATCAAGTGTTTCAGCAGTTATTTTAGGTTTTCCTAATCTTTCTACAAATTCAGACCAGGTAATCTCAGTTGGTACCCAATGTTTAGAGTGCCTGTTATTTGCTTCTGATATTATTAATTTTCTCGAGTTCTCCATCTGTTATCTCCTTTTATCCAAGTTCTATTATTTTAGTTATACAGTCAATTGTTTTCTGAATATCTAAAGTAATTAAATTCCTAAAAGCCTCATTTAACAATAAAGCTTTATTAGATGGTAATCCTTCACATATCCCTAGTATTATAGTAGTCCAGTCTGTTTTTAATTTATCTGCGATAGAATCTATTCTATTTCTAGTAAGATGTTGGGTAATTTCATTCCCTTTTAATGTCCAAGTTAAGTATTCAACTGCTTTTTCATAATCCTCTTTCCCATTCTTTTTTTCAGCACGAACCAGGTACTTAACTACATTCCATATTCTAGTACATAAAGGGTTGGGCATACCTTCAACTATAGCGTCAGCTAAATGTCTACTTTCAAAATTACAACCTGGAATCATATAATGTTTTGGAGAGTGAACATTATCATTTATTGTTGTTTCCTTCATAGGATTTTCAACTTTATTTTCTGATTCTGTTTTTTCTCCAATTGCAGTTAATATTTTCTTTTCAAGAGAAGGGCTTTCTATGTTAAGTCTTCCATTTTCTACGTAGGATAAAAAGCCTTGTGTAACTCCTATTTTTTCAGCAAATTCTTTTTGAGATAATTTGTTTTCATCTCTAAATTTTTTAATTTTTCTACCTATATGCATAATTTCCTCCTAATCTTTCATATAATAACTACCAGTAAATCCAGCAGCATTTAATATTAATCCTTTTGCCCAACTTATTTCTTCTGTCATGATTTTTATAACTTCTTCTAACTCTACAGATTTTGGAACATCTAGTATTATCTCATCATGCACGTGGAACACTATTGGCCAACCTTTATCTTTTACTCTTAACAATGTTTCTGCTAAGCAGTCTCTTGCGATAGCTTGTACAATATTTTCTGTTAATTTGCCACCATAAGTTGGGATAACTTCCCACTTCTTAGATGTTTGATTAATGCCCATGTAATGCATCTGCATTTGCCCAAACTGATTCTCTTTTAAAAATGGTTTTGGATAGAAAAGTTTTCTCCCGCTTGGCAATTCTATTGTGAAAAAGTCTTGACCATAAATAAAGTCATACTCTTTAGCTAACTTTACACACTTAACCATTTGGGGTTCTCCAGTCTCTAATACTTCCACAGCTGCATTCTCTAATGCATACCATAGCTCCACAATTCTTTTAGATGATTTTCTCCATCTGTCTACAATGTCTTTCATTTCTTCATCTGTCAGTCCCATATCTGCTGCACCCATAGCAGTTAAAGCTCCAACACTACCTTGGTAACCTAGGGCTAGCTCTGCAACTTTACCTTTGGCTCTAAGATGGTAGTTTTCTTCACCTTTTGCTATGGTGTTTATTGGCACTCCAAACATTTGAGATGCAGATGCCTCATAGATTTTTCCATGAGTCTTAAATACCTCCATTCTCCACTCTTCTCCAGCAAGCCAAGCTATTACTCTTGCCTCTATTGCTGAGAAGTCTGACACAACAAAGTGATTACCTTCAGAAGGGATAAATGCTGTTCTTATCAGCTGTGATAGAGTATCAGGTATATTTCCATAAAGCATTTCTAATAGTTCTCCATCGCCTTTTTTTATAACGTCTCTAGCTACATCTAAAGTTTCTATATAATTTCTTGGCAGGTTCTGTACTTGAACTAATCTTCCAGCATATCTACCAGTTCTGTTAGCTCCGTAGAATTGTAACAGCCCTCTAACTCTTCCATCTTTGCACATAGCTTCATCCATAGCTTTATACTTTTTAACAGATGTTTTAGATAATTCTTGCCTTATCTCCAAAACTCTTTTTGCTTGACCTTCTTCTAAAGTATCTACCATTTTTTCCACAGTAGCTTTTTGTAAATTCTCAACTTCTTCTCCAGCTTCTTCTAACCAGTTAAGTAGTTGACTCGTAGAATTGGGATTATCCAATTTAGTTATATCTCTTGCTTCTTCTAGTAAATTAGCTCTAGATAATGCATCTATATATAAAGCTCCATTAACTAATTCACTATCAACTCTTACTCCGTATGCATTCATAAATGTATCCAATACCCAAAGTTTCCATTCTCTTTCAGGGACAGGAAAAGCACTTAATCTTCTACCTATCTCCATTTCTGTAACTACGTCTTGGATACAGTATTCCCTAAATAACCCCCATTTTTCTGGAGCATGTTGAGGCAAGTTTCTAGTTCTGTTCCCATTACGCTTAGTAGGATTACAAGGTATACAAAAATATTTTATTAGAGCACTTCCTGTTGTTAGTTTCTTCTTATCCTGAGGTAAGCCCATTGCATTCCCTATTGCAGTAAGTCCTGCAGTATACCCACAATAAAGACCATGCACCATAGTACAATGCCATTGTTCCAAAGGAGTTTCTATTCCTGCCATGTTCAAACACCACCATTCAAAGACAGCGTTGTATGCATACTTAATACAAGAATCGTCTTTTAAAAGGTCTAATACTTCTCTAGGAATAACTTCACCTTGTGCAAGGTCTACTATTTTTACATCTTGACCATCAACAGAATAAGCAAATAAAAGTATCTGAAAATCATCACTCATTGCATACTTATATGCACCTGATTTTCCTATGTCTACAGAGCTGAATGTTTCTATATCTATATCTAAAGTTCTCATAATCGCTCCTTTTTTGAAATTGAAAGGCAGTATTAAAACTGCCCTTCATATAAGTTTTTTTATAGAATTGGTTCTCCAGTAACTGGATCTATTTCAACCTCATCAAATTCATTTTCTGCTTTAATTCCTACAGCTGATAAAGGCTCTCCATCCATTAGCTTTTGTACATTACCAAGTCCGCAACCTATTCCTTTCTTACCACTTACTGCATAAGGGAAAAAGTTAACTGATACTCTCGCATAAATTCCTGAGTATACTTCAGATTGATTAAGAATTGGTTGTAATCTTGTATCAACTATTCCTGGTTGATAATCGATTTTTGCACTTGCTGTAAATACCCAATGACCTTTACATTCAGGACCGAACTCTTGACCATCTGAAGGTCTTATTCCATCTCCATCGTATATTGGGATAGTTGGTTTTGGAGGTTTAACTCCATTCCACACACTGCTAATTCCTTTTTCAATTGCAGCATTTATTGCGGCATCAAGTTTCATCTTAGTTTGCACATCAGTTTTTGGAACTAAAATTGTACAACTGTACTTTTCTTCTTGCCCTTTTTCTGCTGCATAAGGTTTAAATAAATGCACATAACTTAATCTTACTTTCCCTGTCATTACTCTAGTATCATTTGCCATAAATATCACTTCTCCTTCATTTATAAATTATTAATATCATCAACTACACTAAATTCATCTTCAGCCTTTATCTTGTTTGTTATAGCTTCTCTTTTATCAGATGCATCTACAAGAGTTGGCTTTCCTACATTCATAACTATTAAATTTCCAACTAGATTATTAAAATCTTTTTTACCTATCACTTTTTCTATCTGTGCTAATGTTAAGTACTTTCTTTCGTATAAAAGTTCTTCTGCAATTCCATTTTCTTTGAGTACTTTTATAGCCTCATCTGTATTTTTAAAACTTCTACTACCTTTGCCATTAACAGCTTTCCATCCAGGAACATTATTTCCTTTTAAACTTTCTGCTAAGGCATATTTCTCTAATTCTTTTACCCAGTTATCCAAATCTTTTGCCTTCTGCAATATTTCTCCAATTTCTTCTAAAGTTAACAAGTCTGCAGATTTAAACTCATACTTGGCTAGCTCCAAATTAGTATTAGCTCTTGCTTTACAGGTAGCTTTAGCTTTACAAAATTTACAGTGTTCTCCACATTCAAAATCGCCCTCACCATTTAAAGCCATTACAGCCTTTTCTTGAGCTTTCTTAGCAAAGTCTAGTAAGTAATCGAGACTACATTCCCAAGTGTCTATGCCTGTTAATCTTGGCTGTACGATTGACATTTTAATATGTTCTATTGGAAATATCATTTCATAAGCAAGATATGCTCCTAATGCATACAGAAGTAACTGTGCATTATTTTCAACACTGACTGGAACACCTTTTCCATATTTAAAATCTATGACGTGTAAAGTATCATTAGCGATTAAGATACAGTCTGCTGTCCCAAATCCACCAGGAACATATTGTGAGAAATCTACTTTTTGTTCCACAGAAATATGAGGGGTAGTTTCGTAACTGTACATCTGTTCTTGTATAAACTCTACATACTCATCTGTGTATCCTTGCATTTCTTCCTGGTAAAGTTCTTTTTCTTTCAGCTTCTTCATTGCTGAAGTAAATTTCCTAGAAGTTAATCCAGGATCTATTAACTTTTTTACTTTTAACTCTGCTATTTCGTGTGCCAGGCTTCCTTCTTTTGCATACTCACTCTCTACATCTTCAAATTGTTCACAGAGTCTTACAGAAGGTGGACATGCCATCCACCTTGACGCACTAGAAGGTCCTAATAGTGCGTGTGCCATTAAATATCAACTCCTAAATTTTTAAGTTCTTGAACAAAAGCTCCATAGCTTTCTTGAGGTAGAACTGTTATAGCCTTGACTCCAAACTTAGCTAACAAATCTTTCATAGCTTTTCTGTTATTTTCAATGTCTTTTGCTACCCAAGCAGCTGCTATTCTTTGTAAATCATCTGCAGTATACTCTGCAGTCTTAGTAGGTAAAGGAGTTGCTACAGCTACAGGTGCTTCTTCTTTTTTAGCTGGTACTATAGGTAGTTTTTGAGCTGGGGCTTCTTCTACCTTTTTAGCAACTTCTTTCTTTTCTTCCACATTAGATGTAGCTTTTTCTAATGCCCTACTGATTGCTTTTTCTGTGCTGTTTATTACTTCAGAACAATTAGCTTCTATGAACTCTCTTATTTCCTTTTTAACTTCTTCCACACTTCCAGTAAATTCTACTTTTACCATTTTTATATCCTCCTATTTGCATTTTTTATTAATTTGTTGTAATATATAATCAAAATTTGGTTTGTTGTCTGTTGTTGATGTGGTAGTCGCAACAGACTTTTTATTTTCCAGCATACTGAACACCTCCTTTCATATTGCATAATTCCATAAGTCTTTAATATCCATAGTTAGAGACTCGCCTGTCACAATGTTTGATAGAACAGCAATATCTCCATCTTCTAAAACTAATTCAAAATAATTTCCATCTATTAAAAACATTTAACCATCTCCTTAACTTCTTAATGCTAGTGGCATGATTATGTAATCTGTGTTGTCCTTGCTAAATTTAACAGCACTTCTGTTATTTTTCCCTAAAGCAATATTAAATTTATTGTCTTTAATCCACTTAAACCACAGATCTACATATTTAAAATCTAAAGCTGTTTTTAAACTAGCCTTTGTATTATCTAACTCCAATAATTCCAAAACTAGTTTAGACTCATCATTTGGACAAGCTTCAACGATTACTTTTCCATTTTCAAAGTTAAAAAATCTAGTAAAATACTCTGTCCCACTTACAGTCTTTAACATCTTCCAAACTGTATTTTCAGAAAAATTAATAGCTGGATATGCCTCAGAATAACTCTCATACTCTAAGTCTTCAATGACCTTTGATATATTGGGGACTTTTATATCTTTCATAGGTTCATACTCAGTCACTTCCATTTCTATTTGAACTGCAATTTTTCCATCCTTTAATACTGCTATAGATGTTGCCTTTTTTAAGTCGTCTAGTATGTTGTATATACGGATAGTATCTGACCCTGCTAACTCTTCATGAGTGTCTTTTACTGTTGCTAGTCTATACGTATCAGTAAATCCAACATACTTTCCAGCAACTATCAATCCTTTAAGTTCTCCAGACTTTGCAATACTTGCAAAATGATTTAACATTTTTATATCATCTTTTCTTAAAACTAGAGCTTGTTTTCCCATATTTTTAGAATTGTATTCATCTATATTCATGTTTTTCTCCCTTGTTTTTTCATAAGATTTAATGTATAATTTAGGTAAAATATGTTACCTAAATATTTTTTCAAGAAACATCTGATTCGGTTTGGTCGCCAGGTTCAGATGTTTTTCTTTTGTTATATGCAGCTAATATGCTAGCTATTACCAACGCTAGTTTCTTCATAACTCTTCTCCCTTATGTTTTTCAAACCAATCAGGAAGTTTTTCTTTAATCACCAAATGCTTCACACCAATTTTTATATAGGGGAAATCACTGTATTCTCTAGCAATCTGTTTCAACTTTTGTAATCCTATTCCTGTAAGTTTTGCTGCTTCTGGCATTGTCAACATCATCTTTTCTGACATCTTAATCTCTCCTTTCTAATTAATTTTTGCTGTCAACTGAGTAATGATATCTTGACATTTATTCTCATAATATGTTGAGTTATTGCATCTAGCATCATCAGATTTAAAACTTATAATCCCATAAGACCAGTCATCTATAAAATAGCTCATTTCTGGAGTCATTGAGACTTGATTAATATCATCTTCAGGATTTAAAACTACATAAGCCTGATATTTTTCAGACGTAGTATTAAGAGCAACTACATATTTATGATTTTTAAACAAGCTTTCACGAGCAATAAATGATCCTTTTACAACTCCCATTCTGCACCTCTCTAAAATAATTCTTTAACTTCTTCTATCAAGTCTTCCAATATACCTAAAAACCATAAGGCCTTATACTTTATAATGTTAATAATATTAGCTTTTTTGAACTTTTTATTTTTCATTATTAGCCTCCATTTTTTGATATGCTTCCATCACTACCACCACATCTTTCAATTTTGCAGTGCTTGGAAAAGGTATTATTTTTATTAATCTTAAAAATTCATTTCTATGTACTCCCATTTTTATCCTCCTAATTTTCGTAAAAATAATATTTTTGTGCAGTTTTGTTATCCCAAGCTCTTTTTACAGACTCTTTCATTCCAAGAGTTTTAACGAAAAATTTGTCTAAAAGTTCCACATCTCCACCATAGTCATATCCCCATTCTCTACACTTATTCAAGTTCCAAGAAAAAGTAAATTCTATTTCTGCTCCTTTGTAACTGTTATAATCTTCTATAAGAGCTAGAGCTCTTTCAACTAAATCATCATGTTTTAGAACCCCTTTTATTTTTTCAATATCTACTATAATTTCTTTATGTACTCTCATTTTTATCCTCCTTATTTCATACCTTTATATATTTTTTCTAATACTTCCATAGCTTCAGTTGCCTTTTCATGAGTAGATGCTTTTAGAATATTTTTATTTTCTTCATACCATTTTTTAGCCACAGTTTTTTCAGAATAATGAACCATATTTATCCCTAATAGATCCATTTGTGGTTTACCACCCAATACAACCAATCCAAATATTATTTTTGCTTCATGATTTTTAAAATATAAATCTTGCATTTTTCTTCTCTCCTTTTTCTTTTATCCTCTATTTGTGATATAATTTAAATAAAAATTATATGTGAGGTGCTTGTTATGTCGTTAGAAACTACTATTTTCCAAATTTTAAAAGCAATTGATGTAGCTTTTGAAAACCAAGATTTTAATTATGAAACTACACTTGATTTAAAAAAACTTAAAATTTCCAAGCATCGTTTAGAACTTTTTATAGAAGAATTAGTAGATAAAAATTATATAAAAGGTCTCGTAGTTAAACACTCTATAAATGATAATCCAATTATTTTAATTGGCAATCCTCGCCTTACACTAGATGGTTTAGATTTTTTAGAAAATAACTCTTCTATGAAAAAAGCTTATAAATTTCTAAAAGAAGCTAAAGAATGGATACCTGGCTTATAATTTAAAAGCCATATCTAATTCTAATTTCAATAATGATATCAAAGTTTCAACATCTTCTTTTATTAGCTCTGGATATTTTATTTCAATTTCATCTCTTAAATATCCAGATATTTTTTTTAATTTTTCCATTCTAATTTTTGAACTTCTTACCATTTCATTTTTTTCTTCTCTTTCCATAACTCCTCCTTTCAATTACCAAGGTTCAAATAAGCTACATAATTGATTACCATCGCAATCACTATGGATGCAGTCAGCACATGTATACCCTTCTCTACGATACCCATTCGCATACTCATCATCTGTTCTGTCATCATTTTCCATTCCTGTTTTTTCTAACTCTTCTTCATTTTCTAGTTCATCAAAATTATTTTCTTTCATATCTTCTCCTTTTAATTTATTTTAACTAAATTTTTTGTTTAAAAAAATATTCTCTCAACTCTTCTACTGGAATGTCCAAAAGTTCTATACTATCTAATATTTCCCTTTGTGAAAAACTAGTTTTATTGTTTAATTTTGCAGAAATACTCGAGTCTGAAATGCCCAAAGCTTCTGCAAATTTACAATTTGACTTGAATTTCTCCGTAATTCTGCCAGCAAGTTTAGAATAATCATATACCATTTATATCTATCCTCCTTTTTTTGAAAATTTATTTTAACTAAATCTATAATAACAGATCAGAAATTATTTGTCAATAAAAAATTTAGTTAAAATTAAAAAAATAGTTAAAATTAAAAAAAACTTGATTTAAACTGAATTTTAATATATAATTCAGATAGATTAAATATCATTTTATTTTTTTAGGAGAGTGCATTATGAAAAAAGATACTTGTTCTAACAGAATTAAACATGCTCTTAATTTTAGAAATTTAAAGCAGATAGAACTAGCTGAAAAAAGTGGAGTAAAGCCCTCTGCTCTAAATCAATACATCACTGGTAAGATTATTCCTAGACAAAAAGCTCTAACGGCATTGGCTCAGGCTCTTGATGTCAATGAAGTATGGTTGATGGGGTTTGATGTTCCAATGGAAAGAACTCATAAGTTAAACTTAACATTGAACCAAAGAAAGGCATTAATAAAAGAAATAGAAGAAAAAAGGATTCAACAAAATTTAACAAAAGAAGAGGCAGCCGACCAAAATGATTTAGATTTTTGGGTTTCAGAAAATTCGCCGAGTAAAGATATCATTAAAATCGCAAATAACTGGAAAATACCTATTCTTAGCGGAGATTTCTTGTCTGTAAAAAAACACACTAATGAATTTAATGACTTTATGTTTTGGTTAGAGAAAGAAATTGAAACATTTAATAAAGAAGAATTAGATTTACTAAAAAATTTTATAAAGTCAACTATTAATGTAATAAAAAAATAAATATAGGAGGAAAAATTATGTTTAGCAGTACTGTAGCAAAGATAGAATTAATTGGGAGTAAAGGAGATGTACAAAACAGTGGTTCGGGAATATTTTACGCACATTATACAGCTGAAAGATCTGCTTCTGGATATATAAAGTCATTGGCATGTTTTTTGACTTGTAAGCATGTTTTAGAAGGTGATCCTAAATATTATCGTTTATCTGTTCAAACAAATAGCCAGCCATTTTTAAAAATACATGAGATAGATTTTAACATAAGTGATGTTGTAAAAATAGAGCACCCTGATTTAGATATAGCTTTACTATATCTGCCTAAGATAGAATTGCTGATGGGGTATGACGGTAATATCAGTCCAGCATTTGTCGGTTATCAAGGCAAATATAAAGGAATTACACATAATTTTTTAACTGAAAATTACTTACCTTTTTATAATGCAGTAGATATAAAATTAAAAATTAATACTATGGAATATGGTGAAGATATTTTTACTTTAGGTTTCCATCTTGGCGATTATCACAGAAATAGAAACTTTGAAAATTCTATTTATTTGAAGGGTACATCAGCATCATACCCTTTATCAGGAACATTATTTATTATGCAGGCTAAAGTAAATAAAGGCTCTAGTGGATCTCCAGTATTTATAACAAAACCTGATGGTACAGTTTGGTTTTTAGGGGTAATATCTGAGGGACTATCTCAAAATATTTCACATAATATATGTTCAGTTATTTCTAGCTACAATATATTTTTACTAATTAATTTATTGATGCAAGATTTAAGAAACAAAAAACATATATGATAATAACAAAAAAAGCCTCTCAGTTGTTGGCAGCAACTAAAAGGCTTGAAGAGTGTGGTACTCTTCTATATCATCTGATTAGATTATAACACACTCTATTTAAGTACGTCAATTTTTTGAAAGGAGTGTGATTTTTTATGGCAGGCAGAAAAGCTAATGGAGAAGGTACTATCTCTACAGTTATAAGAAATGGCAAGACTTATTATAAAGCTAACATCACTGTTGGTTGGGATAATGATGGTAAACAGATTAGAAAGAGTTTTGGTAGCTATAAAAAGTCAGTAGTACTTGATAAAATGAATACTGCCAAATACCAAGCTAAAACTAACAGTCTATCCAATTCTGATATCACATTTGGTAAATTATTTGAAAATTGGATCTTTAATTTTAAAAAAGTAGAAGTATCACCAAATACTTTTTATGAGTATGAAACAAGTTATAGATTAAGAATTATGCCATATTCTATTGCTAGGAAAAAGGCTAATCAAATAACATTAAATGATTTACAAAAATACTTCAATGAGCTTCAGGAAAATTTTACAATAAATACCATTAAGAAAACTTATATCCAGGTTCATTCTTGTATAAAATTCGCTTTAATACAAGGAATAATGATGAAAGATTTTTGTCCTGGTGTAACTTTACAGAAATTAGTTAAAAAAGAAAGTGTAAATGTTTTTTCCAAGGAAGAACAAGAATTAGTTATTAAAAGTCTTGATACAAGGAATATAGTTGATGCACTAATTTACTTAACGTTTTATACTGGTCTAAGGCTTGGAGAAGTTTTAGGGCTACAATGGGGTGATATAAAAGGGAATATGATTAGCATTACAAGACAGTATAGAAGAAATGTAGAAGTTGAAAAAGTAAATGATAGGAAATTAACATATAAATTTAAAGACTTAAAAACAAAAAATAGTGCGAGAGAAATCCCTTTACCAAATAAAGTTTTAAAAATGTTAGAAACCTTACCCAAAGATTATGATTTAATCTTTTCTGATAATGGAAAACCTATTGAACCAAAAAGACCTCAAAGAAGAATAACCACTCTTTGTAAAAAATTAAATATTCCTCATAGAAGTTTCCACTCAATAAGACATAGTTATGCAACTAGATTATTTGAGTTAGAAATCCCTATTAAAACTGTTCAAGTGCTGCTAGGACATTCTGATATAGCTACTACTATGGATATTTATACTCATGTGATGAAAGAGAAAAAATTAGAAGTTCTGGATAAATTAAATAACTTATAA